CCCCGCAGTTCCGGGCTCTCGTCGATCAGCGGATCGATCCGCTGGCGCGAGTTGCGCTTGGCGAGTTCCACCGTCGGCTGGACCGCCAGCATCGGCCCCGGCGCGTGGTGCATCACGAAGCCAATAAAACAGTTGCCCGCTTCCGTCGCACCGACCTGCGCCGCCTTCATGAAGACGACGCGCTGCACAGGGCTCGCGGGCGAGAGGTTGTCCATGATTTCGCGCATGTAGGGCGTGCGTGCCGTCCGATACCGCCCCGGTTCGGCGGAAGCCCGGCTCGAGAGCGTCCGGTGTTGGTCCGCCCATTGCGACACCGTCAGATCCGGATCGGGCGTCAGCCCCGCACCCCAGGTGCGCAGGATTTCCGCCGCGCCGTCGAAGCCTGCCCCGGACTGCGATCCGGGGTCCGTCAGGTCGCTATAGTCACCGGAAATCAGGCCGGACCTCGGCAAGCTCAATGAGGTGGGCGCGGACATGTTTTTCCAAGGCCTTCTGCATCGCGGCCGATTCCACGCCCAGTTCCGCCGCCATCAGCGCCGCCGCGCGCGCCGGCCAGTTCACCCATGCGTCCCGCACCTCGCGCGCCAGCCGGAACACCAGCGACAGCGCGCGCGCCCGCTCGATCAGTTCCCCCTTCAGCTTCTGGAGGCGGATGCGCCGCTCCTGCGCCTTCAGCACCTCGTTCGCCGTCTTGGCCTGCAGGAAGGTCGTGCCGCCTCCGACCGCGGGGACCGCCAGCCCCTGTTCGCGCAGCGTGTCGCCGACAGCGGCCACCGCCGCCTCGGGCACGGGCTTCAGCTTCGATGCAGGCGCCTTTCTGGTTTTCGACGGGTCGGTCGTATCCGCGCGTTGGGTATCGCTGGCCGCCGCGTTGATGCTGCCGTCGGGATAGGGGACCAGCCGCTCGGCCGTCTTCGCCTTCTGGATCGCGCCGCGCGACAGCCCGACACGCGCGGCGTACTGGCGCTCGCTCATGCCCTGCATCGGCGGCTCCGATTATCATTCAGATTCATGTGCTTATTGAGTTGATAAGCATCGCGACCAGAGCGAACGTTGGTCCAAGGACATGATGCAACTCACCACGGAGAGACCACGATGACCCGCCGCGCGACCGACAACTCCAAGGCCCTCGACGCCTTCCTCGCCGCCAAGTTCGAGATCGACACGATGCTGGAGCGGCTCGCCGCCCTCAGCGCGGACCATTTCGAGACCAGCCCCGACGAGATCCATTGGGGGCATGTAGGCACCCTGAACCATTACCGCGCCAAGCTGCGCGAGATCACCGACAGCGCCTTCGGCGAGGGCGAGCACGCCGAGTGACAGGAGCGAACACCATGCACACCAGCACCATCCGCATCGCCATTCGCGGTCTCAATGAGCCTTGGGACGCCAGCCGCATCCCGGCGGTTCTCGACGAGATCGAAGCATCGCTCCGCGAGGAAGCGGACATTCCGGCGCGCCTCACCGCCGACAGCATGACCATCGCCATCGAAGTGGCCAGCGACCGGCTGCCCGCCGCCGCCGCGCTCTTGCGCGAACTCGGGCTAATCTGACCCCGGGCTCCCGCCCGAACTCCCGCCGCGCCGTGGCGCGGCTCGGGGTCGTTGGAGGCGCCGCATGACGCGGGGCCCGAATACGGAGACGACCCCATGACCAAGCTTTCCGACACCCAGACGATCATTCTCTCCCGCGCGGCCCGGAACGAGGACCGCATCGCCCTTCCGCTGCCCGACAGCCTGCGCGGTGGCGCCGCCGCCAAGGTGGTCGGCGCGATGCTTGCCAAGGGCTTCCTCGAAGAGGTCGACGCGGACATGCGCAAGGGCGAGCCGCTCTGGCGCGAGACCGGCGACGGGCACGGCGTGACGCTGGTCGCCACCGACGCAGGGCTCGCCGCCATCGGCATCGAGCCCGAGGACGCGAACACCGCGCCTGCGGGCGCGACAGACGTGCCGACCGAGGAGGCCGCGCCCGACACCCCGACCGAACCGCAGGCCACGCCAAGGGCGCGCACGCCGCGCGAGGGCACCAAGCAGGCCACGCTGATCGCCATGCTGCGCGCGCCGGACGGCGCGACCATCGAGGAGATCATGGCGGTTACGGGCTGGAGGTCGAACACTGTACGTGGCGCAATGGCCGGGGCGCTGAAGAAGAAGCTCGGGCTCGAGGTGACCTCCGAGAAGATCGACGGACGGGGTCGCGTGTACCGCGTTGGCCAGCAGGGCTAAGAGGATCCGCTCAAACGGCAAATTTGCCGTTCGACCCACTGCCGACACCGCCGGGGTCATTCCCCGGCGGTGCTTCTCTGCGGCTGGGTCCGGAGCGCCTCGAACACGCGGCGCAGCGCGAACGCCCGGATCACGCTGACGATGCTGAACGCCCCGCCCATGGCCATGTTCTGCGCCAGCGTGGTGTGCAGTCCGAACCATGGGAACACCACGATCTGCGTAGCGATGGCCAGCACGTAGCCCACGACGACGTTCGCGACGGCTTCGATCAACGACATGGCGCGGGACTGCCTCATCCCGCCGCCTCATCCATCGGCCAGCAGCTGAGCCGCGAGAGTTCGGAGCGCATGCGCCGCAACCAGAGGGACCACGCCGTTGCCACAGAGCCGAAGCCTGTCCACCCGGTGGGCCAGCCCATCAGCGCCTCGACGAACAGCGGGTTCAGCGTCCGGCGCGCATCGGAGGTATCGCGCCCAGCCATCGGCGTCACCAGGACCTGGCGGCCAAGCAGGCCGTTCACCGGCGTGTTCGCCAATGTCGTGGCTCCGTCCTTGTGATCGCGCGCCGTCGGCGTCATCCACATCCCCGCCGCATGGGTCAGGTCGGCCGTCCGGCGGTTGCCCGCGCTCGGCTTGCAGCCGTCGTTCGCCATCGGCGTCGGCCAGTCCCGCGCCATGCGGTCCAGACCCTTCTCGTCGCGCCTCTCGCCGCCCCGGCTGCGAAAGCTGTCGATCTGCGGCGTCGGCCAGAGAGCGGCCGTCGTCGCCAGGTTCATGCCGTGCTGCCCCGCTGCCTGCGACGGCGTCGGTCTGGTCTGCCGGTTCTCGTTGGCGCTCGCCCTCGGCGTCGGCCAGAGCCGCAGCATCTCGGTCCGGTTCCCGCCACTCGACCGGGTTCCAGAGCAGGCGCGCGGGGTCGGCCAGCTCGTCGTGCTCGCGGATGGCGAGGATGAAGAGCCGCTCGCGCCTGTGGGGCGCGCCGACTTCCGCCGCCGTGAAGAGGCCTGCCGCAAGGCGGTAGCCCATGCCGACCAGTCCGCTGGCGACTTCGGGGAATCCGAGGCGGAGATGATGGGCGACGTTCTCGAGGAAGACGAAGGGCGGTTTGATTTCGCCGATGATGCGGGCGACATGCGGCCAGAGATGACGCGGGTCGTCCGCGCCCCGGCGCTTGCCTGCGACCGAAAACGGCTGGCAAGGATAGCCCGCTGCCAGAAAATCCACCGCGCCGCGCCACGGGCGGCCGTCGAAGGTTCCAACGTCGTCCCAAATTGGTGCATCGTCGAGGCTGCCGTCGCGCATTCTGGCAACAAGGATCGCTGCCGCGAAAGCGTCCCGTTCAACGAGACCGATGGTTCGGGCGGATGGAAGGGCAATCTGGAGGCCGAGATCGAGCCCGCCCGCGCCGCTACACAAGCTGAGCACGTGCATGTGGACAACTCCCGAACCAGCCGATCGCCTGATTGCAGTTGTGGCAAAGCAGCCGGTAGTCGTCCGGAAAGCCCTGCCGGATCACCAGACGCCGCAGTTCCGTCGGCGATGTCACCGTCTTCCGATGCTGCGTTCCGCCGCCATTCCGATGATCCAATGCAAGGAATTCCGGCGTCGTCTCCCCGCAGCAATCGCATTTGCCGCCATAGGCCCGGATCACTGCGTCCTTCAGTTTCTCTCGACACCGCCGGTCCGTGGTTCGCCGCTGCTCCGGATGAAGGCGCTGATACTCCAGACTCCTCGCGTTCCGGCACGGGCGGCACCAAGACTGCAAGCCCTGACGCGGGGGTGATCGCCAAACCGCGTTCTCCCCCGTCAGGGGCGTGCCGCAGGTCGCGCAAGGGTCGCCGAGGGATTTCGACGTGCCCTTGATCCCCCTCATCCGGCCAGACCCCGGTCAGGAGGCACACCCAGGGACGCGTCTTCCATCCGCGCCACGAGAGTGGCTGCGGCGTAGGTTTCCCGTTCGACATGGCCCACAGCACGATATCCGGGGGTGGCGATTGCAAGCCCGAGGTCGAGCCAGCCCGCGCCGGAGCAAAGGGAGAGGCCGAAGAGGCATGCGTCTCCGGTTCCGGCAGGCAGGCCGGAGGAAGGTAGAGCCAGGTCATGCATGTCACGCGGCGGGTTCGGGTTCGGTTTCGGGCGCGGCAGGGACATCGCCCAGCCGCTCCGTCCTCACCTGAGCGAAGCTCCGACCGTCGCCGTCGAGGATCGCGTCCTTGCCGGTTTCGGCCTGCCAGCGTTCCACAGCGACATCGACATAGGCCGGGCTGATCTCCATCGCGAAGACGCGGCGGCCATTGG